ATTACTCCATCCACCACTACCGCCGCTGTAATGACCGCCACCACCACCGCCACCAGAAGATGCTCCAAATCCACCAGAACTACTGCCGCCACCAGACTGCCCCCAGTCTCCTCTACCCCATCCAGGACAATCTGATGGACCGCCGCCGCCGCCACCACCGCCAACAGTAATGACATAAGCACATTTTACATCACTAGGAACATACCATGTAGTACTATGTGCATATTGATAACTTTGCTGACCCATGATTTAAAACTTAATGATGTAATGAACCATAATAAATGGAGTAACACATTGATTAAGTACTTCTAAATCTTCTGTATCAACATCAATATATGAATACATATCATCCAAAGGAATTTCAAATGAAGGGAAATCATACTGAAAACTATGAGTATAAGTATAAGGACGCAAAATAGTATGCTCATGCCATGCGTCACCACTAGGAACATTCATTTGAGTTTCTTCCATCGTATTACCAGCAGAAGCATTAGCAGCATTTGCTGTATTTTCACCCCCCATACCAGAACCATCAGTACTATGAGCTCCACTATAATTCAACACAGAAAGTCCAGTCATATTATGAGCATGACCCTGAAAATGCTCCGGTGATAATATCATCTTACTAGTCTTTCTATCCATATTATAGCGAATATTACCATTAAACTCAAGATTCGGTTGACCTGTTGCTGTCATATTTCCAGCATAATTGCAATATAATCTAGTACCAACATTAGAATATGGATCTACCTTAACACCTACCCTATTAGCAGAATTGTCATCATCATCATCCATTCTTGTTGCTCTATATTCTCCTGTTCCTCTACCACCTATAATTACTTTTGATCCAAGATCCGGTAATTGAAAACTTCCTAAATCATTATTCTCAGGATCTGGATTTCTTAATGTTACATGGTCTTTTTTAAATCTACACTCATCACCAATACCAACAGCATTCGCTAAACAATAATAATCCTTAACATTTTGCACTCGACCATTACATGGTAAAAATCCACCGGGTAATTTTTCCCGAAACATGATATTATTGGGATCTTTATCAATAATAATACCTTCCATAGCATGTTGCTGGATAGTACCAGGTATGCCACCATAACGAGCTTTTTGGTGTGTATAGTTAACGTTGTGATCGGATAAGTTCGACATATTAGTATGCTCTAATGATATACAAACAAGTTAAACTTGGTTGTGTTGTGTTAAAATCAACCTGCAAGGCATTTTTATTTGCATCATTCTGCAACAATCCTGTTTGTCTAGCTAAATTTACAATAACATTAATATTACTTGCTGGTCTTAACCTACTACCATCAAATTCAATCTCAATCTCATCATGATCATGTGGTTCAATATAATCATCTGGATCATTATCTGCACGAAAATTTAATGCAGCATGACTAATCAACGTATCACGAACTTCATTTATAGAATCAGTAGTCTCATAATAATTAGTCATACCAGCTGAAGGAGTAAATGAATTGCCACCAAAACCATACGCAATTGGTTGAGTACTATCTATAAGATGACCATTGTTATATGATGGTGTAATTTTAAATTTACGACTAATAGGAGTATAGGCGACCTGGTTTGGTTTTAAGTTGTAAGGTGGTGCTTCTGATAATACTTTAGCCATCACTTTACCAGCAAGTCCCTGACTAAATCCACTAGGATGTGTCATACCTACCTGTGGCCAATATGTAACATACTGGCCAGCAGTTGCTTGCATGGTTGCCGTATCCCATCCAGTACCAGGTGATATACCAGGCATCAATAACTGTGTTGCAGCATCAAATGGTTCGTCAGGCACATCATCTGTCCAACCAAAGTAATAGCTGTCACCATTCCAACCGCTAATATTATCAGTAATTTGAAAACGAATAGTATAGCGTACATCTTCATATGGAATCACACCCTTACCGGGCTGTGCAGACGATGCACCACTAATTGTTTCATAACTACCGGGATGGGTATGTCTCTTAACATGCTGTCTTCCTAATTTTCTAGGAGCAACATATAAAGTTCTAAAACCATCACCAGGTATTGCTGTATTACCACGCAATCTACCATGATATATATCACCACCTACATAATCAGAATCAGGAAGTTCAAATACTATATCAGTATAAACATCAGTAAAAATAGTTGTAAGTGACTGACTCTCATGAGTACCTACCTTTGGATCAACTAATGTTTTTGCCTCAAGATCCTCATCATGAGGTCTACCAGTAGGAGCATTACCATTTATAAAATAATCCTTCTCAACATCCATTAATGCTCTGTCAGTTAAAAGAGGAAGTTTGATTGTTCCTGTATATGAAGGGAAACTTCCCTGCAAATTAGTAGCAAGATTATTATATGTGTCTCCGATTGCTTGTGTCAATAACGGAAAATCAACTGCAGCAACATTAGATCCATCACACATAACCCAACCCTTTGGGATAGAGGTTAAACCTCCACCCCATGGCATTATTGTTCCTATAGCTGCAGCTTTGGCGGTTTTAAGTTCTTGATAAAACATATCTTATACTTCTATTAAATACCAACCAGATTTACCATCAGGAGCAGCAGTACCACCATCAGGTGTTGTTGTACCAGCATAAACTAAAGCAAATCCAGCATATGGTGTCTGTACAACTAATTCACCACCATTATGTGTAGTAGTAAGGTTTGCACTATTACCAGTAAGCATTGCAGTTCCTGTATTAGTTGATGAATTCTGTACTTTAGTATCATTTGGAGCACGAATTACAAGTGTTAGATTGTAAGTCAAAAGTCCTCCTATATCTATAATACGAATCATATCACCAATTAGAGGTGGTGGATTCATTGGTAATTTAACCACAGTATTTTGTGACGCATTGACAAAGTAATTAGTATTCGCTACCGCATCAATCACAGAAGAAGCAGAATACTCCCACTTCCTACCACCAGATTGAGTAATATAGTTAGAAATACCAGCAACAGTTAGAGCACCATCATTAGCAACCTCAAAGATCTTAACAGTATCAGAATTAATGGTTAGCATTGCTGCTGCTGGATCAGAATATTGACCACTATTAATAGTTAAACCAATATTATCACGATGTGGGAAGTCTGTATCAGTAGTACCATATGCACCACCAATCTGAATACCACCACCAAACTTACTTACTCCAGAACCAAAAGCAGATAATGCTCCATAAGTTGCGAAATCACCAGAAGAATTCTCAAATGATAGTCTTGTCGTATTTCCATCTTCACTAAAGAAGTGCATGTCACCGCCATAGATCGATAGATCACCAGTTGCAGTATCAACTTCTAATGTAGTTCTCACTGCATTATTAAGATCACCACCATTTGTTAATCTAAACCATTCTGTCTTCTCAATAGTAGAACCATTAACTGTTAAAGTATTCTCTGTAGTTAATGTACCAGCAATAGAAGTATTACCAGTGGTTTTATCCATCACTAATTTATTAAATCCTTGTCCAAAGTTAAGATCACCCTGTCCAAATGTATTGCCTGTGGTAGACTCAACCTTAAAGGTTATATTTTCTGGTACTCCACCATCATTAATAATGAAAGATTGAATATCAGTAGAAGTTAATTCAACAACCTTAACAATCTCACAATTAGATAGACGCAAGTAGTCATTAGTTGTTAAGATTCCACCAAATTCAGCAACACCAATTCTCACATTAGTAGTACCAGGAGGTAATCCACCAGCACTAGTAACATACATTGCACCTGTTGTTTGTGTAGACCACAATGTTTCACCAGCAACAATATTAGATGCTGTCTTAATCGTTACTGTAGACCCAACACCATTAAATCCACTTTGAATTGGCCAAGTACCATTCAAACCAGCAATATTTGAACCAGTGATTTGTATAAATTCACCAAGATCAATACTTAAATCATTATTAGTCTTACTCTGCCAATGAATAGTAACAATATCAGTATCATCACCAACTATCTTCTGAATATCAGCATCAACAATAAGAATAGTAGCAACCTCATCAACCTCACCATCTAAATCAAAGTCAAATCCAGTAATGTAACTGGCATTTGGTTGCTTATCAAATTTAGCAATGATAGTCTCATCGGGATGATCTGTTCTTGCTGTAGTACCATCAACTGCACGTGAAACAGCAAGTCGATAACCAAGAGGATCATTAGGATTAGTAACGTTAGTTAAACCAACAACCTCAACAATTTCATTAAATGCCTCATCCCTCAAACCAGTATTAACATTATCGATAGTATCAGGAGAAGAAGCATGTCCTCTCTCAATCAGAATCAAATCACCAATTTTAAAGTCATTAACAGCAGGTTGTGTAATAGGTAAGTCATAAAGATTACCTGCAGCATTAACACCATTAACCTTAAAGGTGATATCCGATCCTGCATTACCCAACGCTGCTGCTGGTATGGTTAGTTGATCATTATCACTATAACCACTACCAGGTGTTGCTAATGTAAGAGAAGAATTACCATTAATATCGATATCAATAGTAAACAATGCTCCAGATCCTGTGCCACCAGTAGGTTCAATGAATGAATATGTACCAGTAACCCATGCTCCATCTTGCATGGGTAGAATATTATCAATTCCAGCAATCTGTCCACCAGCAAGCAGATAAGTAGTACCACCCCAGTTACCTTGACCAGAAGTATCAATCTCCTTACCAGTTGGAACATACTTAAGGAAATCAATATTAGGATTAGCAAGTGAACCAATAATATGAGTACACGTACCAGCAGAGAACATAGCACGTTCAACTTCAATGATACCTGCCTGCAATCCACCAACCAGTTTGATGTGTGAATTAACAGTGGCACTTGCCAGAACTTCCAGTGAGTTACGAATTGTTGTTACACCACCAACACCAGCAATCTCCAATCCAGAAGTATTCTTACCAAGTGTAAGTGTATTAGTATGTTGACCATCAATTAGATCTACATGACCAGCAGTAGAGAAGATACGAGTAGAAGATGTACCAGCAAATGCACCAATCTCAAGTGTACCAGCAAGTTTTGTTTGATATGTACCAATGTATGTCTTACTATCTAAATTAGGAGCAGCACCACCAATTCTAACATCACACTGAGAACCTACTGTATCTTTAGAAGTAGCAATTTCAACATATGCATTTTCTGTTGCCCTATGAATCTCAAGAACACTAGTACCAGCATTAGAACCAATCCTCATCACATGAGTAGAAGTATCACCAACACTATTACCAATATTAATTGTCTGTGAATTAGTAGTGGTGTTACCTAAAATAATAGATTCTGCATTAGCAAGACCAATAAAGAAGTCAGTATGAAGATTGATGAATTGGAATGTTTCAGCAGTGCTGTTAATGTCACCACCATCAACACTTAGATCATCATGAATCTTAACGTTACCAGTGAATCTTGAATCACCAACAACAACTAAGTTTCTATCAAGTGCCTTATCAGTAATTGTGCTATGAGCAGCATTAATAGCAACTCTACCACCAGGTTGATAAGTAGAATGTCTATAAGTAAGTATCTTGATAGTAGCATCACTGTTCCCACCAACCAAAGTAAGTATATCGTCTGCTTTATATCCAGAACCAGAAGCAACAACGACAGCACTTTCAATAATACCACTAGCATTACATGTAGCACTAACGGTTAATGCTGCATCTCCACTACCACCAGTAGTTGTTAATGTCGAAGTACCTGGTGTATATCCAGTACCACCAGTAACAATCTGGAAAGTTGCTTCCAGAGCATCACTGGTAGCAACACGTAATGTTGCATAATCATCAGCATCCGTACTATCACCACCAACTAATAAAGCATTATCTTCTAAATTATATGTCTTATTGTTAGATGTTTCTTGTAGATACTTGTTATCAGTAACAGCACCAAGAGAATCATAAGTAACTAAAGATTTACCAGAAATGAATGCTGTTCCAACAACATCAAGGTTTGCTCTTGGATCAGTATCAACACTAGTGCTGGCAGTTAAAGCACCTTCAATTGCCATCCTACCGATGGTATTGATGCCCAACCTATAATCACCAGGTACTTCAGTTAATGTACGTAATGCTTCAGTACCCAATAAACCTGTTTCCTTCCAAGATGACTTGGAAATTTCTATCTTAGCACCAGCACCTTCATTTGCCCAAGAATAAGTGTTAGCAGCAATCTGATTATAAAGATAGAACCGACATGTAGACGCAGTACCATCAAATCCAGTACCAATAACAGCCCATGTGCCATTAAAGAATGTATTACTGAAGTTACTGATACGTACATACTCACCAGGTCGTATACCAAGTCCATTATTACTAATACCTGATGCCCATTCAGCAGTAATTAAAGCTGAGTTATCAGCAGTTAATGTAAGGATTGATAGGTCAGGAATTTCTGTGTAATAATTAGTATAAATCCACCCAAGTGATCCAGTATTACCAATCTCAAGACCCTTATAAAGAACATCACCAGCAACAGGAACTATTGACGAACCATAAGTAATGTTTTGTAAAGTATAGAATGCAGTACCACCAGCACCAGCAGAATACAATCCACTATTATTTGGTGTTACATTAGATGGCTTGCCACCTGTATAATGAGTTCTTAATGAATACCCCTGACCAATGTCACCAACGTTGCCTCTACCAGTTAATTGGAATACAGCAGAACGTGTTATGTTCCTGGTGAGTAAAATATCACCTGCTTTGTTATCCCTGAAGGATGTACGATCAAGTGTTGGATCATCATTAACACCAACATGACTGTAGATACGTAATGAATCACCATCTTGTGGATCAACATTAATATGAACAGGGTTATTTAAGTAAGCATCACCCTCAACTGTAATCTTATCATTGAATGTAACAGCAGTATCGAAGGTTGTTACCAATGCTCCGATAGAATCCTGATCATCCTCAGTCTCTTGTAATTCTGCTTTCTCAAGGAAAGTCTCTTCGCCTGTAATAGCGTTGATCTTACGGTTACCTATGTAGAGGTCACCATTAGAGTTCAGACCCGTGTAGAATACAACACCAGCGTCCTCACGCTTCGCTTGAGCGTAGTAGTCCTGATAATCAGAAAGGACCACTTCCTGACGCAATGGGAAACCAGTTGAGTAGTTACCTGGACCATATCCAAGATACTCAAATGTATGGTTACCAGAACGTGCAATAGATGGACGACGAAGTTCAATATAGAACCTATCTTCTAATGGGAACTGCGAGTCACCACTAATAGGAATCTGTCTATTCTCGGATCCAATCGATGCATTACCACCCTGTGCTTGAATCCTATTATCTAATACAGGATTAGGAGTCTGATAATATGCTGTCGTATTAGTAAATTCATAATCCTTTAAAGGATCAGTTGCTAATAGGTCAACAACAGCTTCTTTTGTTTCACTGAATTTATTGTCATTTAACGTTACATAACCATGTACGTAATTATTGGCGGCGGAAATTGATACAGAAGGATCTGTAATATTTGTATCTTTTGTTCCATTCGCTTGTACTTGGAACCAAAGAGGATCATTCTTATAATTGAATGGATACAGACTGGAAATTGGTTGGGAGAACTTATAATTACGGAAGTTGTCACCAACACCAGCACCTGTAGGATAAGGTGAAATATTACCACGAACAGCAGTTAGATAGTAAATACCATCTTGCTGAGCAGGAATAACTTCCTGAATTGTTTCAACATCAAAGATATAGAATGTATCCTCAACTTCAGGTACATCTTCCAACAGTTGCAAACTATATGTGTGTCCAGTAGGTGTTGTTACTTTATCACCAGGACACAATGTGTATAGATTTGCTCCATCCATTCTATAAAGATAACTATCTTTATTAGACCTAGACTTAGTAGAATCAGGTAATCCAAAGGAATCCGGTCTACCCATGCTAGTCCAGAATGTTCCATTACTCTGGGTAAATGTTGTTAGGGCAGCACCATGTTCTAATTTACCCTCAATACCCTTAAGAACAACAAATGCAGTTGATGTTAACGCATATTCATAATAAGCATGAACATAACCAGAACCTGTCGAACTTCCTGCCCACGCAACATAGTTAGTAGAATTACTATTATAAAGATCAGACTGAATACCAGCACCTTGTGGTATAGCAATTTCAAGAATTACAAACTGCTCATTCTTAACTGCAGTATTCTCAACATGATGATCAAATACTGTTAATTCTAATCTATCAGCACCATTAACACTAACAACTTTAGCACTCTGAATTGTAGTCTTGAAGAGACTATCAAATTCAATACTCAGTGGATTTTTATATGGATCATAAAGATTATCTCTATTCTCTACATCAACACCAGCAGCATCAAGAGTTGTGAGATTTAAACCCAATTGTTCTGTAGGTTGTGATGGGTTGTAAAATTCAGCAACATCAGGAGCACCACCAATTGGTTCTAACTGGAATTTCTGTGGTCTTAACCTTCTCCTATCATCAGTTCTCGTCTTAACAACATAACCATTAAGTGGTTCTCTTACATTCTGAAGATATTGTGGGATGACATAACGTAATCTATAAATCCTATCATCAGGAACACGCTTATCCTCAAGACGCTCAAACCATGTATCTGGTGTGAACAAATTACCTGTTCCATCTAAGAAATCAGCATCATGGAATCTAGTTAAGATATTATCTGGATCAGAACCACCAACGGATTCTTCTTTTACATTAAGATACCATCTCTCAAATGTTTCAGCATCATACTTGAGTGGACTAGTCTTCTTATCACCATAAACCAGGAAGTTACTTCCACCAGTAAATAATACCTCATTAACACCAGCTTGTGCATCTGCTTGTGTTAAGTGGATAGTAAAGCTATTCTTAGTTTGGAATCTAGGATAGTAATACTTATTAGTTCTAACTGTACCAGTCCAACCATCATGATCACCAGATGAAACGATTGGTAATGCAGATCCTGTTTCAGTAGAGATACCGAAGAAAATTTTCTGTCCCACGACATTCGCCAAAGGAATATCAAATAAGTGAGGAACTTCGGACTTAATAGCACCACCAGCACCAACATTAGACACATAACGATACAAATCGTAAGAATCATGTACAACATACTGTTGAATCATAACCTCAACACCAGAATCCATGAAATCTGTTTCTGGAGAGAAGATATAGATACCTGCTGCAGCATTCTCTTTGCTACTTGCTAGCATAAGTTTAGTTGAAGCTGTGGTATCAAAATCAGAAGATCCATTAAAGGTGTATGGATAGGTATCACGACCAGGAGCAATTACATAGTAAGTAGTATTAGGTTGGAATCCACGTGGGAGACGAACCAAACGCTTATCAGTAACACTATTAATTGCTGTAGGAATCAATCGCACAGGAGTACCAGTTTGGAATCCATGTGGATCTGATTGACCCTGACCAGTATTAACTGTGAATACAGTAGCACGACCAGACAGAGATGAAGATTCAATGATTGGTTCAACTCTTGTTACAGAATTAGCATTACCAGACATAATCAGATTAACAGTATCAAAGTATCCTTGAATTGCAGTAGCAATACTTGTACACTCTGGATAATCAGCAGAAATAGTAATACTATCATCTGCAACTGGTTGTGCTGTAGCAAAATTACCAGTTGTTGTAAAATACAACCACGCAGTTGTACTATCGCCACCAGCAAGGTAAGGAGTACCAGCAGTTGTGTCACGTAATGTGATAGTTGTTGCATTAACAATGCTATCAATAACAATATTATCAGCAATAGTATTAACTATTGGAGTTGCAGTACCAGTATCAACCCAACCATTAGTAAAGTCATTGGAATTAAATTCCTGAACTTTCATGCCAGAATGCAATCCTGATGTGTCACCAACAACAACTGTTGCACTTTGATTAGTAGTAGTACAGTTCTTAATCAATAGCGTAAAGTTACGCATTGTGCTCATCATGATCTTCTTAGCATGACCATAAGCATCTAGAGTTTCAGTCAACTCATTTGTAACATAATTAAGATTACTTCCTACAAAGTAAGAATTAGCAGTATTGATAGAATTAACATTACCACCAACACGAAGATCTTTAATAACAGCATCAACAAAGTACCCAACATCACGCTGACACTTAGTTATAGAAAGTGATTGATTAGTTAATAAATTCGGATACTTATTAGTAATATAACCATAAGTTTCTTCTGCAATAAACTGTCTATTCTTCTCAATCAATGTAGCAGCATCTTGTGCTGTATTAAAATCACTATTTCCATCAGAATCTAAATCAAAGTTGAAATTAAAGGAAGAAGGAGTTATTGTTGATAGTGAAGCAGTATAAGAAGTCCAACCACTTGGTGATAATGTTGCATGATATGTCTTCTTACCACCAACACCACCAGATGAAAGGTTTACAAAGATCTGATCATCATACTTTGCACCCAACCTATATCCACCAATATTGGCAGCAGGACGTTTTGCTGGATCTTTCTGTTCATCACCAGCAATATACAACCTACTATGATTCGATTGATCATTAGATGTCTCAATATCAATAGTATAATACTGATTCTTAACAATTGCACCAGCAGAACTATCAACTAGCTTTGGAGGAACAATAGCATCGATATATCCACCCTTGTCTTGGTTAAAGGCATAACCCTTAAATCCTTTAGCGTGTAGTGATGTATTACCAAAGTTGGAGTTAGAGTTGGTAATTGACATATCACCACCACTTTCCATTAGGAAGTGATCATGATAACCAACAGCAAATACAGATACACACTGAATAAATGCATCATCAGATGCTTTAATATGCCAGTTTCTCCATGCATCCTTCCAATAAGCATCACCTTTAGTGTGATATGGAGTAGTAGCAAATGCATCAGTTAATGATGCTTGATTCCATGTATTATTAAACCTATCATAACGAATGAATGCCCTATCATCTTTCTGGAGGGTAACACCCGTGTACTGAGCAACAACCATTGATCGGAATCCAGTTGTCCTGGATCCATCAGCCCACATGCCGCAATAACCCCATGTAGAACGGATAGAGCAGTTAAAGACATAAGGAGAAGCAGACTCAACAGAATCAATCTCTGCCTGGATTACAGCACCTGTTCCCAGACCATTCGCTGTGGTGTATGTTGCATTATCAACTAGACCCAACCCAGAAGGATTTGTGTGGATATTATACGTGAAAACTTTTGGATTAGTAGAACTAATACCAGTAATCTTCCATGTACCATTAACCTCACTAGATAATCCACTATTGAGAGTAGCAACATACTGACCAACGTAATAACCATGATCAACTTTTGTAGTAACTTCTAGTTGAGAAGCAGCACCACCATCAATAGCAGTAACTTTAATACTTTCAATGTTTCTGGTATCAGATAAAGGACCAACAATCCTATTCTCCTGTACACATTGCTCAAGTTCTCCATCATCAATTGTTGGTTGGAATTGTGCAAATGCTCTTCCTACCTTCTGATAGTATACATCCAAATCCTCATTATCAGCATAAGACATAATAGTGATCTTATGGTGAGAATATTCAGGAACTACTAAAGAAGTAAAATCATTAGGCTTGTTATATACTTTCGCTACGTTATCTGCCTGAGAATATAGTGGCGAATTGGATGATAGATCACCATCCTTAATAGTCATCTGCCACAAGTAACAACCACCCGTTAGACGGAAGATACCAGATCTACCCACATCACCATCAACACAATCAGGAACATATAGAGGTCTAACAATGGTACGACGTAAGTCATAACCAATCAATGAACAACCTCTAGGTACAATAGCACCACCATCTGATGCATTAAACTTATACAGTACGTTATCTGGATTAGAAAGGTCAAGAATACTATCATCCTGCCATTCTTCTAATGCTTGATTATAATCAAAGATTGGAACAGTACCAGTAACCTGTACCGAAACAAGATTAGAAAGATTACCAGCAGTAAGAGTGCTGGTCATAATATTTGTTAATGTTATGATGTTTGATTGTACATCAGAACACGCTAAAGCACTACCAGATGTACCATAATCAATGTCTGGTGTGGTTTGACCAGCAATAGCTGGTCCTTGTGTAACAACCAAATCCTTACTGTAAAGTTGATTGCTTACAGCTTTAGTCATCTGATCACGAGCACCATTAAATGCTGTGACAGATTCAGCAACTTCTCCTAGTAAACCAGGATTAATTGGATTTCCATCACGATCAAAATATGTCTTTGTAGTAGAAATAATATTACTATTACCACCATTACGTAAATCAGATACTACAGAATCAATAAAGTATCCAATATCTCTCTTACACTTCTCTTCCCCTGCAGGAATTTTTGCAGATACAGATTCTGCAGGAAGATTATTTAAATTAGCTGCAGTAATAGTATCAGTAACTAGAGTTGTTAAAGTTCCCAAGAAGGACTGAATATCAGCACATAAAGCATTATTAGCACGGTTATTGATATTAGCAGCAAATGTAACTGCATTATCAGCAGCAGATTTAAACAAGTGTCCGTAGTTACCACCACTAATCAATGCTCCAGCAGCAGCACTAACAAATGTATGTGGATGATTACCACCAGTAATTACAGCACCAGCAACAGCAGATTGGAATGTATGGATTCCATTGTTACCACTTTGTCCAACATCAATCGTAATTGTTCCATTTGTTTGATGAGCAGCAATAATAGGAAGAGCAGTATCATATGCTCTATCTACCTTCTGTTTAATAGAACCAGCAACAGCAGATACAAATGCATGAATGTCTACATTAGAAGGTGTTGTTCCCCGTAAAGCATTCAAAGTAAATGTATTAGTACCAGTTACAGTAACTTGAATCCACTTACCACTAATTGGGTCAGTTGCTCTTGGATAAGTCTTTTCAGCAGCAGCACCAGATGCGCCACCAAATCCACAACTAAAGGTTAATCCAGCATCATCTATCTTAACCCAATCACCAGTCCTCATACCATGATCAGCAGTAGTCTGAATATTCAGAATACCAGTACTGGAATCATATGTTGTACCAGCACCAGCTGTATGATTCTCAATTGTTGCTCTAGGATATGCCTTTGTTTGTGATGCAGCAGTAATTGGTCCAACATTAACTGTGATAGTTCCGGCACCAATATCAACAGTATCAATCTGAATTGTTACATTATCAGCGAACGGATCTACCCCAGCACGAGGATAAGTATGATTTGTCTGATGATTATCAGCATCACATGTAAAGGTTAAAGCATCATTAGAAATTAAAATCGAATTAGCATTAGTTAAAGTCTGTGATGCAGGAGTCGTTAATACTAATATACCAGTTGCTGAATCATAAGTTGCATCAGTTACATCATATTGAACACCATTCTGGTTACCAGTAATAGCATTACTTACTGTACCACCAACATAAGTATGAACACCAGCACCATAAGTACAACTAAAGCTTATAGATTCTTCTGCTAACTTGATACTTTGTCCTTGCAATATACCATGATTAGCACCAACATCAAGAACCATATGACCACTTGCTGCATCATAAGTAGCACCAGTTACATTAACAGCACCTGTAGATGTCTGTCCAATATTAACTGTAATCGTTCCATCTTGCTTTGTAACACTATCTGCTAATGCACTCTTGAAGGAGTGTGGATAATTGCCACCGGAAGTTACAGCACCCACTTCAGCACCAATAAAAGTATGAGCAGATGTATCTGGAGAAATACCAATATCAACTACAACTTCTGTAGCAGTAGAAGAAATAATAGGAAGTAATGTCTCGTATGCTGGATCTTTTGGTCTCGGATAAGTATGTTGGGTGCTATGTCCGTTATATGCACATGTGAATTTTAAAGTATTAGCACCAATTTTAATACTATCACCAGATTTAACAATACCATTATTAACAGAACTAACCCATGTGTGTACATAATCACCACCAGTTACTATAGCATCAGCATTAGCAGATTTGAAAGTATGGTCATAACTACCACCAAGAATTACTGCATTATCACCATTACCTGCAGTAGTAGAGAAGGTATGAGCAGATTCATCGGAAGAAATACCAACATTAATAGTAATTGTTTTATCCTGATGAGCAATAGCATCAGCATCTGCTGACGCAAATATATGACTAGAAAGATTTAAGTTGGAGATACCAACAAACAAATCAAAATAATCAGTAGATGCGTTAGAAACCAACAACCAATCACCAGCAACAGGATCAGTTATTCTTGGATAAGTATGATCTGTCTGATGATTATCTTTATCGCATGTAAAGGTAATACCATCTGTCTTTAATTTGACTCTATCGCCATTAACAACACCATGATTATCACACTTAATTCTTAAAATACCATTTGCTGGTGTATATCCTGTACCAACTAATGGTTGAAGATTAGTTGATCCAACATTAGTAACTTCAACAGAAGAATCAAATGATCTATCCTTTTTCTGACTAATACCATCAGTTACTGCAGTAGTACATGTATGCTGATATGCACCACCAGCAATTACAGCACCAGCAATAGCTTCTTTGAAGGTATGGTCATATTGATCATTAGCAGCTGCTGCACCAACATTAATAGTAATCGTTCCTGCTACTTGATCAACCGCATCAATATTAATAGCAGTATTGGATGCTACAGTATCATGAGTACCATCATTTCGTGGATATGTATGATCAGTAGCATTATTATCTTTATCGCAAGTGAATGTTAATGCATTATCTGCTAATTTAATAGAAGTATTTGCTTGTAGACCATGATTAGCACCAACGGTCAACACCATAACACCAGTTACTTGATCATAAGTAGCATCAGTTACATTATGATTCACAAGTGGTGTACTACCAACCTGAATGGTGAATGTATTAACAGTAGCGTTATCAATTTTTAACCATTTTCCACTAATAGGATCAGTAGCACGTGGATATGTCTTAGGTGATGCAGTACTGCCATCCATTGCACATGTAAATGTCAATGAATTATCAGCAATCTTAACCCAATCACCAGTCCTCATTCCATGAGCAGCAGTGGTTTGGATAGTCAGAACACCAGTATTACCATCATAAGATGTGCCAGCATCAGCAGCAGTATGATTCTCAATTGTTGTTCTGGGATAAGCATGATCTGAACCATGACTATCTTGAGCACAAGTAAATATTAAACTTTCTTCTTTCAGACGAATATTACTTCCTTGCCTGATAGTATGTGAATCACTAAGGGTAAGAACCATCTCACCTGTAGTAGGAGTAAATGTGGCACCAGATACATCATAATCTACATTACCAGTTACACCAACATTTAAAGTAATGGTTCCATCCTGGTGCTTAAGACCAGTAGCAGTAGCAGATACAAATGTATGTGCTGTTGTATCAGGTGAAATACTAACGTTAACGTCAAAAGTATTTGCTGCAGCATTTACATTGGAAACTTCCAACCACTTAGTACTAGCATCATCAGTAGAACGTGGATATGTATGTGGTGTGGAATTATTATCCTTAGCACAAGTAAATGTTAGAGAATTATCATCAAGTTGAATTCTTTCACCATTAGAAATGGTTAATGTTGGTACTGTAAGAGTTAGTACACCAGTTGTAGGAGAATAATCAGCACCTGTTACTTCATGTGATGTAGAACCAACACTAGCAATTGTAATAGGCTTATCATATACTGGATCTGTTGCTCTAGGATAAGTATGCTCTGTGAAATGGTCATCCATAGCACAGGTAAAGATCAATGATCCTGTTGCCAGTTTCAGTGTCCTGCCTGCATTTAATGTATGGTTTCCAATTGTCAGAACCAGGTTACCATTAGCAGGGTTATAATCAGCATCAGTAGGAGTATAATTTACTCCAGTAGTTGCACCAACATGAACATCAACAGTATCATTGGTGAGATTAGTAACAGGTAACCACTTACCACTATAAGGATCAGTTGAACGAGGATATGCGTGTTCTGTATTATTACGATCTTGGTCACAAGTAAAGACCAAAGAATTATCTAAAATCTTAATCCTATCCCCACTAATATAGTTATGATCGGGAATAGTAAGTTGCATTACTCCAGTAGAAGGAGTATATGTAGCAGTAGTTGCTGTACGAGATGTTTCACCACTGAAGTTATGGTTACCAATATCTAATGTTAAAAGTCCTGTTGTAGGAATATAAGTAGCAGCACTGACATTATATGGTACATCAGGAGATAAACCAACATTAACATTAAATACTGTTCCACCCGTTCCATTAGGTTGAGCATTTGAAACCGTCAACCAATTATTAGAAGCAGGATCAGTTATTCTAGGATATGAATGATCCGTAGCATTATCATCTTTATCACAAGAGAATGTAACAGCACCATCAGCAAGTTTGACTTGATCACCATCAACAAATGTGTGATTATCAATACTTAAGGTTAAAATACCAGTTAATGAATTATATTCTGTTCCTGCTATCGGAGTATGAGTTGAACCAACATTACTAATAGATAGAGCAGCATTATATGCAGGATCATCAGTACGAGGATATACATGGTCTGTGATATTACCATCCATATCACATGTCATTGTGATAGAACTATCGGCAATCTTAACAGTTTCGTTCAACGAAAGATTATGAACACCAATTGTTAGGACAAAATCACCAGTAGCAGGATCATATGTCGCATCTGTTGGAGTGTAATTAACAATTGGAGAATGTCCAACATCAACTGTAATAAAATCTGTTGCTACCTGAGTAATTTCAAGGTATTTACCAGCAGCAGGATCATTTGCACGTGGATATGCATGATCAGTAGCATTAGAATCAGAATCACAACTGAATACTAAACTTCCAGAAGCAATATTAATATGATCACCAATTGATAACCCATGATCTGCAATTTCTAATACAAGTTCACCATTAGAAGGAGAATAAGTAGCACCAGTAGGTTTCCAACTCTGTGTTGCTGTACCATAATCAGAACCAGGAGCATTATCAGCAGTAATTGTTAAATCTTGTACTGATAATTGGTTAGAAATAGCAAGAAACATCTGATCCCTTGCTTGCTCAAAAGCATAATTTGCTTCTGCTTGCTCACCATTTAAACTATCATTTAACCACGATGTACCTGCTTCATTAAAGAAGGTTTTTAAAAATTTACGTGTATATTGATTACCATCTGCCTGAGCAACGTCCAGTGCTAGAGAATCAATGAATAGACCTAAATCCCTCTTACACGTTTCCTCATATGATCCATGATTAGCATACTGAGTAAGAGTTTTAGTCCATGATGTATCAATAATTTCTTGACGATTCAGTTGAAGTAATCTAAAAGCATCCTTGAATCGTGAATAATCCTGTGTTTGACTGTCGTTAGGATAATAAAAATCGGGGTGGTTAGTAGCAATATCAGCAGCAGCACGATCAACAATTGCTTGCCTATTTGCATCAATTAAGTTAGCAGCATCAAAAAATCTAACTTCTGGATTAGCAGCATCAACCAGACCAGGACGGTTATCAATATAGTGGTTACCAGGCATCAGCATAACGCTAAACTGGTCAAACCTATCATTATCCTTACCAGGTAGATAAGAATAACGTGAAACCTCTATAAATGCCCTCTGAATTGTCTTGAACGGACGGAGAGGACTATTACCTCTATTATCTAACTCGTCTGTTGCATTAAAATCATCCGGCGAAACGTATAGATACTTACCTGTTTTACTTGAATATAAGTTATCAAGTCTTGTTAATGGCATAACTAACCGAACCGTGCTACTTCTACTGGTTGTATTTATACATTAAAATTGAGTTAAACTCCCCCGACTGGAATCGAACCAGTAACATCCAAATTAACAGTTTGGCGCTCTGCCTGATTGAGCTACAGGGGATTGGAGCGGATAGACGGAATCGAACCGACGACGAAAGGTTGGAAACCTTTAGTTTTACCTCTAAACTATATCCGCATAAAAATGATGGGAGGCCTGCGTGATGCCACAAGTAGGATTCAAACCTACAGTCTACCCATTACAAGTGGGTTGCATTATCGTTATGCTATTGTGGCGTTAATTTATTAAATTCAAATTTTCCGAATTTTCCCCCCCATACTTGTTCTGTAGTATCCAAAAGATATCCCCTATCAACAACATGATAAGATCTACTACTCAAAAAAACCTCAGATAACATATATGTAACTTTATCATTCCAATCAACACGACACTCACATCCAGCAATACCCCCCTCAAATTTCTCTCCTGTGTACTTCAGTATACTATCACATCCTTTCTTATGTGTCAAGGCATTTTCAAGCAAATCGAGATTATGAAAACCTTTATGTATATTCTTTGGAAAATCATAATTCTTGATCCTAATACAACCATTATCTTCAAATGGTTCTATCACAAATGTCCGATAAGGATCATATAATTTATAATTATATGCCTGTTCACAATAAAAATATTTTCCCACTTTCCTATGTTCTAATTGCACCATCGCATATTTTGCAGGAAACGAGAACGCCTGTACTTTATTCTCCCATTTTCCTTCAAACCATTCATTAAACTTATCAATCATCTTTAGGTAATAATTCAGGATCATTAACAGGAATCTCAAATGCCAAAGGATGACATTCTTCTTCCATTAAATACGAATTCCATCTCCACAAATCTTCATCTGTATAATCCCTCCCCTCCATTGCTTCGACCTGAATGGAAGGGTGTTCCTGTATAATTGACGGTAATTCATCAAAAGTATATGGCACATCTTGGATAAAATACATTCTAACCACATTACCCATATAAAAAGAATATCGTTGCGAAAGTTTATAATCCATCAATCAATCCATTATACTTTATTTAGATCACTCGTCGTAAACCCTACATTCAAATGCATCAGGATGATTCTCACAATACACTTCTAATTTTGAATCTTCGTGCCTTGTATGAAAATCATTGATTTTACCTTCATTCTTATTTACCTCATCATTCCTATGATACTCATCATAATAAGCATGAGAAGTTTTTAGATCTTCTTCAGTATACTCCAGCATACCATGATTGATATGTTCTTTACCATCTGGTTCGATGTAAACTTCATGGTCTAAGTCGTGCTTAATGGTAGTCATTAAATTCATTCTACGTTTCAAACAGTATTTATTTTACACGAATAACACTATTTTGTCAAAATCGACTTTTTTGAGGAAAAACACACGGCGATTATTTTGCCGAATTCATGTAATCAAAAAGTGAAATTAGTTTAAGAAAATTGTGGTTCCAGTAATACTCAAAATACCACCAACATTAACGGTAACCAACCCAGCAGTTGTAAGAAAACTTACACCAACACCAAAAGTAGACCAGAAACTATTTGTGCCAGTAATAATAACACTAGCTTTTCCTGGTCCAGCATGAATAGTCCATGCTCCTGGATTTGGTTTGGACCCTTTAACGGGTATACCCATTATTCTATTCACTTTTTGCCCATTAATCTGTTCTTTCCAATCACCAATAAGAGCTCTAAACCCAAAACCACCTACCCTAGTTTGGAAATTTATATTCGTTCCAGCATCAACATTATAATGACCCTTTAAAGGCAAACCCATACTATAGTTTCCCAGCATCACATGGTTGTGACTACCACTAGAGCAGCTAGTTATTTTAGATCCAGGTAAGAGTTGATTTGTACATACTTCACCAGAACCATCAGTATGCTTACCGCCAGTAACTGTTTCATTAATAAAAGCAGTGTTTATATTATAATCTCCAGTATGAAGACTAGTCTTACCATTACCATCACCACACTCAATATTAATTGCTTCACCAGCTTTTAAAGTAAGAGTCTTGACAGCATTAATAACAATATTATCACCTTTTATACCAACATCATCACCTGTAGATTCTATAGCAATTTCACCTTCCCCATATAATGAGATTGCAGACTTATCCTTAGTATTTTCACCACTTTTTGCTTTATCACTCGCTTTTCTTGTGGAATCTTGTGGTCCCTTTGCGTGTAAATGATATGTACCAGTTTTAACTATATGATCAGCACTGGTGGTAGTAAAAACACCACTACCAGGACTACCATCAGATACTCTACCAGTAGCAAAAGTGATATTATTCAATGAATCCATAAGGAAAGTCTTTGAACCATCACCTATAAGATAACCTCCAGGCTGACCATTCTCACCCATCCAACATAATCCCATCCAATCAGCATAAGTAAGAAAATTATTTGGTGTACTTTCACAAACTGCTCCATCCTTTTTCTGTCTCCCACCTGTTGGTTCTGCTGCAGGTCCACTAGTCTGTTTAGGATGAAAAGTTCTTGCGTTTTGTCCTGTTGTACCCTCGCGAGGAGTACGACCAGCGCGCCCCCCGGGGCGGCCGCCGCCGTGGACCCATTCTCTATCATTCCCTCGAAATGTCATTTTAAATTACCTCCTAAGGACAATCAATATATTTGCCAGTACCAATCTTAACGTACTTAGCCGCTTCAAGATCTTCCTCAGACAAACAAACCATACTCGGCATTGCAAATGCCCCCATTCCACCACCACCAACAATAACAATTTTTGGTGTATGATCATATATTATTGTTCTATCTAATATTTGAACACTCACCACCATACCACGATTATCAATCACTGCCTTAGCAACACCAGTCTCACCATCAACATATACTTTCGGAACAGTTTCATATCTAATGCCTGGTGCAATCATAGTAAAGGAATCAATAATACACCTAACATCACTACTACTCGGAAGGTTCTCTTTATAATTAAGTCCACCCCTCGTTACTCTAATTTCAGATACATACCCAGACGCATCCAATAAAGCAATACCAGTAGCACCATAACCAGCACCAGTAATAAGAACCTTAGGTGGTTCATAATATGGATCACCTTTATTGTCAATAGGTATACTTATGATTGATCCACGAGGATCTGTAATAGGATCTCCTGCAGTAGGTCTATCTAGGGCAGGAGGATCAGGTTCTGTAGAAATTGTTGGAGCAACATATGTACCATTAATAGTTACTACTTCAGTTGCATCATAACCAACAATAGTAAAGTAAAGACTCTCATCATTCTCATCATCCAAATCATCCAACAAACCAATAGTAACAACAGCAGTATTATTACGAACAACAAATTTACCACTCAAACTATCTTGCACAAGATCATTAGCAGTAACATCACCATATATTAAATATTCACCCTTAGTACCATCAGGTACATTCTGTGTATTAATAGTCATCACTACATCTTCACCTTCATTATATTTGCTCTTATCTGCAGATACTTGATAATTAACTAAAGTACTAGTAGATACTCCATCTGGATATAGTAATGAATCCATGTTACCAGCAATAGTTATCTCTGTGTTTGCATGTTCTACCATGACACTATCAATTGCATCAATAGTAATAACAGAATCATCGTTACCACCAGAAATAGAAACTGTCTCTCCAATAAGATATCCAAAACCAGGTGCATCAATAGTAGCACCTGTTATTTTACCATCAGCATCTACCTCTGTTACATTAATTGTTAATCCCACACCACTACCAGTAGTGGTTGTCAAATAAGCATCTGCAACACTATACCCAGTACCAGATTGACTAATAGTAAATCCATTAAGAGGAACAATTCCTGATACTGTCTCATGTAAAGTAAACTTCATCTTCTGTTGTGCTAATGTTTGTGCATCATCAGCAATTGTCACTTGTATTGGTGTTGCTCCAATAACAATATCTACATCCTCAAACACCCCCTCAGAATTAACTCTTTGATCAGTGACTACAGTTTTCTTAATAACACCAAACGTTCCTGTTAATGCATTATTATCGTCATCTTGATTAGGATCTCCAGGAGCAAGAGTATCTTCTGTTATAGTAGTTCCTGATAATGTATAATTTAACTGATGATGCTCAGGAACATTAGATGTATATACAGTAAATGTAATTGTCTCTGTATCATAAACATAATCTGGATCAGCAACAACACTATAATACTTATTTCCATTTACATCTATAGGAAGTTCAGGTAAATCATCTTCATCAGTACTAGTACCATCATCATACCCATCTTCAAAACTTCCATCACCTGTACCATTACCTGTACCATCTCCACCAGAAGCGATATCATCCATATAATCATTAACCGCATCAAGTATATCATCAGGATCATCCTCATCAGGCATTGGTGGAGTAATGGATGGATCATTCGCAGGATCAACAGCAGTTGGTGGGAAGAATGAATCAGGTGTAGGAACATTACCTATAGATCCTGGTGGTGTAGATCCCCTAGTAGGTATCGTAGGTAATGGAGCCTGTGGAACACCACCAACGAAAGTAATATTAGTATTCTTTTCGTCAAGATAATCTTTAGCATCATCACAAACAAATCTATCTCCAGTATCACCTTCTTCAATCTCACCTATAAGTTTATCTAACCAGTCAGGTTTCTTATCCTCTTCCTCTTCCTCATCTTCACATGAAGAACCATCATTACACACACATACATTTTCCTTACACTCAGCATCAGGACCACTACATGTAATACCAAGGAACGACATAACACTACTAAACACATTACCTATTATACCACCAGCACCACCAATAATAGACATAATAGATTCCAATGGTCCAAGAACCATATTAATCAAACCATCAATAAGACCCATGATATGATTAAGAACACCCTCTACTAAATCAGTAATAAAACAAACAGCAGGGGAAAATACTTCCATAAGATAATTGAATAATAAATCAGTCAACCATTCAGTAAGTTGTTGAATTATATCCTCAATAGAACATCCTAACGATTCAAGTAATTTATCTAATGTTTTCTTAACTCTCTTTAAAATATTACCTTCTGGTCTTGTTGTCTCATGCGTTGCCTCAGGATCTAAAGGTACTTGCTTTGCCTGTTCTTCTGGTACATTCAGACCAAGAACTGTCTTAACAATCCACTCAATCCCCATACGAATATACTTAATCATCTCAGATTGCACTCTTCCCATCAAAGAAGTGACTAAACGATTCACTCTACCTATATGATACCTAGCAATACTCGTTTGATCATATAGAAAACCATTAGCACCACTCACAAAGTTATTACCAACAGTAGAAGATGAACCACTATTAGCAGCAAGCATCTCTGATATAATATTCTTCAATGACTTATCAAATTTGCCTTCAGTTCCACACTTGGGGTTAGCAACTGTGACACATACTTTAGTTCCACCTGTATTTGTCTCTGAATTGGCCTCCGTTGCTGCTTTTAATGCCTTCGTAGCCTCTATATGAGCAAGTGAAGATTTGGGTGTACCACCAGAGGTATCAGCATCAGTCTCAGGATCTACCTGGCCTGGTTCGCTTGGAATCTCATGATGTGTTGGTTTAACATTAGGTTGTGTAAAAGTAGTAAATGATTTACATCCATCTTCTCCTGGTGTAGGATCTTCATTCTTAACAACAGTTGAACCAGGTGTATGGGCAATAGATCCCATAATCATTGGTTTCTGTTTCTCAACAGGATCTAAAAAGAATCCAAGAACCCAATTACCAGGTTGAAGATTAACACTACCACCTGTCGTACCACCATCAGAATATGGATGTGTTAACGGCATCATGGACTGTGCCCATGGCAATTCCTCAGTTGGAGTTACATCACAACTCTTTAAATGCTCACCTACAATTCTTACACGAAATCTTCCACCATGCTTTTTGTCACTATCACTACTAGATTCGATCTGACCGATCCACCAAACGAATCCATCAGATCCAATCCGATTAGTTTGTAATACTGATGTTAAAACGGGATCCATACTAAACTACAAATATATTGTATTTATCTACTTAAATACCAGGATCTGAAGATGCTTTAGTTACTTGTGCACCAGATTTCTTCATACCATAGGTATCTCTAATTATTATTAGCGTACTACAACCAACCTCTTTGAAAGAATCAAAAGTATGTGTGAGTTGTGAAATTAAATACACACCACTGTGTTCAGGATCATATATATCCTCATCCTTATGTGCTCCGGGAACCATATTTGGTATCAATATCTTCACTGTTTGTCCTATCTCCAAAGCAGGATTAATTGGTACTTTAATTATAACCTTTTGATTCTGAAGAGAATTCTGACGTGCTACAGATTGCACAACATAATGCTTCTGAAAATCAGTAATAATTTCATCTTTACTTTGCTTAGTACTACCACCATCCTTCTGCTCTGGTGATGCAATTTCATTATCAGGATTCCATGTCTCATGATCTATTAATATAGACATAATTCTTGTGGGATGTTCTGCTAGTTCTGCCTGTCCAGTAGGAACTCCATCTTGTTCACCCAAATGATTCATTGCTTTGAATGAGTCTGTTAATGTATATGATGTCTCATCATAAGCACCTGTACTAATATTATAAAAACACACCATTGAAGAGAATGTACCCATTCTCAACTTACTCATCATATCGATCTCATTAACAAAATCAATATCTAAAATTTTAATTCTAGTATCTTCACTACCAATCTCAGCATTCTCTTGAATATATTCTTTAACAGGTGGATTTCCAGTTGGATCATTCAATTTATCAATAGAATTATAATGATATCCACTAATATTTTCATAAAAAATATAACCAGCAGTACCTGATAATTTACTCTCATACTCCGAAGTCTTCTTACCAGCACCACCTTTTGGTGGTTTGGTATTAGCACCACCCAAAGAATTACTCTTATTATTCTTATTAATAGCAGACTTACCTGATTGAGGAATAGATCTAATTGTAAGTGAATCTATAATAGCAAATGGGGATTTTCTTCCTGGAAAAAATACTGTACTATTACAAGACTCTTCAACACTTATATTCTTTTCTGTTCCAATATGCTCCTTCAACACCTCCTCAACAATCTCATGAGGATAACCTTTCAATTGCTTACCAACTTTAGTAGTTTCATTTAATAATGCTTCATGAGAAATTAAACCCAACTTATATGTCTGCATTCTATCAGTACTAAACCTAGAATAAATTTTAAAAACTTTAAAATTATAAACATATTCACTATCACCAACCGATATTTTAATTGATATATTTTCCAATCCCTGAATAGGAAGAGATGAAATAATATTTTTAGCATTATCAACAACTGTCATTTCAGCAGCAACAGTAGGAGCTGCAAAAGTCTCAAAGTAATCAATCTTTTGCACCATGCCAGTGATATTCTCGGTTTTACTACCATTAGATGAAGTAATAATAACCTCTTTTAATTTAAAACTTGAAGCGTATGTTTGTGTCATGAATTTTATGCTCCGTGAATAGCAGCTGCACAAGTACCACCATAATAATTACTCAAAGATGCACCACAATATTCTAGAATTGTAGGATTAACTCCAGATTCAGTAGAAACAGGTGCTGTACTTGCGATAGGAGGACGTTGTTGTTGTTGTGATGGAACAACAAATGCAGTTGGTGGAGGTTGTGATGTGGGAGATGGATTATTTAACGACGCAGTTCGTGGTTGGGGTTCTGGTACTTGCTTCCACTTC